ACGAGAATACCCACGCGGCCCACGGTCAGACACTCCATCGCTATTTGCTGGGCGAAGGTAATAAACGAAACGCCGGACATGGTTACGTCTTTCAGAAGGGCATTGACGCTCTCGGATGTTTCAACGACCGGCGGGCGGCGAAAGAGCATCCCGGTGAGCGCCTGAATCGTGCGCCACGTCGCCCCAAACCATTTTGCGCGTGTCTTATATGCCTCATAGTCCTCGGTCGTTTGATCCTTCAGTGACGGCAAATATCGCGTTCCGGCGGCCTTTACCGCGTCGTTCCCGGCGACGGTATCACGGCAACGCTGCCATTTTGTAGCCATTGCATCATATTCGGGGTGCGTCTTACTGACTTGGCTTTTCGTTTCCATGTTTTCTCCTTATATTCCGACGATTTTCATCCTACTCATTGGCTTTTGTATAGGCATTTCATAGCAGACAAAATAAGAAAATGCCTCGTTCATATGGTCAAAGCCGGTTGTTTTATCCGGCTCCCCGTTGTCATCATAGGCCTGCTGTTCAAGGCAGCGTGCGATAGTGGGACACAGCCTTGCGTTGACCTTGACCAATCCCTTTTCGAGTGCAAGGTTCGTTGCAAGGATTTGATCTTTAACCAGCGGATTTGACGGATGGTTTCTTACAGTATAACCCGCTTGATGCAATAAGGCTATGTCGGACTTCGAAGCATCAACGCTTTTCCTGTTTCCGCCAGAAGCATCAGGATACATTATGATCCTGTGTCCTTTACTGACCCACTTTTCGTTGATTGTTTTTATGAGTGCGGGGGTATCGAATAAGTCCTTCAATTCGGCCACTGCGTGCCAACCAGTAGGCCTTTGCACGAACACGGCGCTGGCCATCTTTTGAACGTTGAAGTCCTGACCTATAAAAAGAGGCTCGCCATCTATCATCGTTTCTGTCGAGTTGCACCGGACACGATCATAGTTTCTAAATACGGTTCCCGATGTAAGGTTGACGAACTGTCCGTTTATGTAAGCTTCTATGAGTTCAGATGGATAGATTTCTTTTAAAGACTGAATATAATCAGCGGGAAGGTTTTTCTCGTTGTCATAGGTGCTTGCTTGAATGAGACCGTAATTGTTTGAGAGTTCGGGATTGTCTTGAATGGATTGCACGAAAAGCTTGTGGCAGAAGCGGAATCCTTCGGGCGTGCTCATGATATCAACGCCGTTCTTTAGCCCTGGTACGTTGTATCTCATGCGGGCTATAATCTTACGCCAAACGTCCTCGGCTTTCCTCGTCGGCATGATATCTATTTCATCAATGATTGCGTGACCGATCTTGAACCCGATAATGCTCTGTGGGTGATCCATAGATCTGCAGATGGTAACGCCACGTTCTTCGGGTCCTCGATAGAAATGAACCTCATGCGCACCTTCACGGATAACGCACTGCAATCCGAAAGAGTAAGCGACTTCCTCAATGGTCGGATAAAAGATATCCCTGATCATTGAATAGGTAGGGGCGAAGTAGCCCTGATTGATTCCTGGATATTCCCAGAAGTGCTTGCACATGCCGGCCGATCCAGCCCATGTCTTACCGCCACCATAGCCACTGATGAAGCCCCTATATTTCTGCGGCATCATGTGAAACCTTCCCTGCGGAACGTTAGCGATTGCCTTTACTTGCATCTTGCACCACAATCTGAACGCTTACTGGCTGAGCTGGTGTTTGTGTGTCTTGCCCTTCCGGTTGATCCCTCATTCCTAGGTAATTTTTAGCTAAAAATATTGCTGCTGCTGGCGAGTTTCTTGACATATTGAAGATGTTGCGGCGAAGACTTATCTTTCCTGCGCCTCTTTTTATACTGAAAATAGCGGAGAAACTCATGTTGTATGTTTCCTTGCACCACTTATCCAGTACCTTATCGCTTACATGAAAGAACTCGCACATTTCCGGCCGTGTGCATTGAAGGGCGCAGAGTCCCTCAAAGTCGGTTTGCTTGATCTCTTTTCGTGGTCTTCCTATTTTCGCCATGGCATTAAGGATAAAGTAATCATGTTAAAAGTCAAGTTATTTTATGCTCCTATTGATAAGTGGTTGATTTTTTAACAATTATCTGGCCGCAAATTTCGCATCGTTCCTCGGTGTTTTTGTCCTCTTTAATGTTATGTTCGGGAATATCCACGCCCCATGAGTCCAACGGAAGGTCGGAATACTCGTTTGCGAGCATATCAAAGTCCCATTCGCCAAACAGTCCGTTGTCTTTTATCATTATTTCACGTTCCTGTTTTTCGGTGAGATCGCTAAATATTATGCAGGGGATTTCTTTGTATTTCAGTTCTTTTGCGGCGAGGTAACGCATGTTGCCGCCGATGATAACATTTAACCCGTCTTTTTGTGTAACGAGGCAGGGTCTGGCCTCAAATAGTTTCGGACATTCTCTAAGGGATTCGACAAGGTTTCTAAACGTCTTGTCCCTTATCAGCCGTGGGTTTGATGGGTTCAACGTCAATTCGTTCGTTTTCAAGTGGGTGATGATCATGAAAAGTCCTGTTAATTAAAATAGCATCCTTTGGGTTCGACATGATCCAGTATTTATATTCCTTGAAATAGAGATACATCCGGTAAATTGGATGATGACGAAACGCCTTGAATGCTTCACGCTTTCCGAATGTGAATATCTGCTTGCAGAACCAAACGAATTCATCGGGGTTAACCTTCTCCTTCAAGCAATACCAGTGTGGCCATTGGGGCATCGTTTTCGCATATTTCCAGTGCGCAGCATTGATAAACCTTTGTATTCTTTCAACGTCCATCAATCCGGCCGCTTTAATACATCCGTTCTGGAAACGCTAAACTCGTTGCCGCACTCAGGACACATTAAGTTTATGAAATCCGACAGCGTTTCTTTGTTTCCGTTCTTGAATCGATCATTCAGTTCAGCGGATCGCTTGTCAAATCTTTCCTGTGTCACGGGAGATGAAATGTTCGCTGCATCACGCAGGGTTTCATCAAGATCGATATCCACGAAAAACGGTTTAAGCTCCAAAAGGTCAAGTTCCCTTAACTCTGGAATCAGTTTTTCCCAATCCCATGATGTAAGCTCGTTGCTTTTGTTATCTATGATGCGGTATTCCTTAGCCTGCTCGGCTGTCAGATCAGCGATCACGCATGGAACCTCTTTAAAATTTAACTGCATCAGAGCCTTAAATCGTGTGTGCCCGACTATAATTACATTATTCTTGTCGAGGACAAGCGGCTGGTTAAATCCGAACCTGCTTATTGATCTGGCAACAGCCTTGACAGATGATTCGTCGGCTTTCCGCGGATTCCGCCAGTAAGGTTTGATGCTTGCAATAGGAACCATCGTGATATCACTCATCTTTATACTCCTTCTTGAATTGGATTTGTTTTTTCGTTTCCCATGCTTTTCTATATTCTATGTTTTCGAACAGCTTTGAAAATCCGGTGATATGCTTGAGCCGTATAAGCTCGTCAGCTTCCATGCCAAGCTCTGCGCAAATAGCATCATCTTTCCAACCGTTATCCAGCATTTCAAAAACCATGTTTGCCATTCCTGCGACAGAGTGTTTCCCTCTCGCCCTGTTGTGCCGGATTGTTGAGGCCATCCGATCGTTAATGTCCTTTTCTATTACGACCACCGGAAGCCTGCCCTCTGTTCTTGCGTAAATATCAGGATGGGTTTTCATAACCAAATACCTGTGAAAGCCGTCTACGATAACATATTTGTCGTTTTTTTCGTCATAAACGGTAACCACGGGCTGGGTGTAGCCATCATGAAGGATGGAAACATATAAGAGCTGCATTTCATTCTTCGCCACGGAATTGGGATTGTAGTCATTCGCTTGAACTTTTTCAATCTTGATCCACCGCACATTACTTACTGGCTGATCGTCATACATGGTGTCTCCATTCTCTTGCATGAGCTTCAATGAACCCTATGCACTCGGGATTTATGTCGGTTAAGATAAATTCTTTTCCGGCTTCGGCAAATATCTTCCCGGTAAGACCATATCCGCAGTTAAAATCCCACACTTTGTTGTACCTCTCGGCAAGATATTCTATGCTAACCACGTTAGCAACCTTTTCCGGTATCTCCGCATTATAGGCTATGGCCACACAGGGATAGTCGTGCAGATAATTTCCATGAAACAATCCCGTGTTATTCTTGAAGTGAGGAACGGCGTGCTTTCCTGTGATTACGATTGCCGGAAGCCCCGATAAAACTATGATCTCATTTATCCTATCCAAATAATCCCCGTACGTCTTTTTGGTTTCGTTCCCGGCACGCTTCTGATAAATGTCGTATCCTTTGTACCACGCTGTTTCGAGATAGATAATATCTGCGTCTATTTTCGGTATCTCGCTGAAAATATCCCAAACAAAAGCCCGTGATTTCCCTATTTCAAAGGATTGAGCCTTTTTGTAGCGGATCGGATTATAAAGTGCGCTGTGATATGGTATCTTCATGAGCCCTCAAAATCGCCGCTGTTCGTTCAAGGCGTTTCATGTTGATCTCGTTTCCCCGAAAGACCATTCCAAACTCTATCGCTACCTGTGCCGTGTTACCGAGCCCACAGGCAGGGTCAAGAATTATTCCTGATTTCGTGCAATATGGGGCAATAGCGGCACGAACGGTATCAAGCCCATGTGTCCCTATGACCGATGAAGTATGTTCGTGGGAGAGGATGATTTGGGTCTTGGAAAAGATATGCAGATGATGCGGTAGGTGCTTTGAGCCGTATTTTACGGAGATCGTTGAAATATGATATAGGCCTGATTCTCTGCCCATTCTTATTACTTCGTGTTCCCACCGGATCCCATATTCAACGAAAACAGGCCCGTTTGTATGTTTTACGGCAATTTCAAACATGGCTTTCATGAATGAGTACAGATCTGTGTTTTTGCTAGGAACCATGTTCTGCTGGCTGTTGATAGTCTGGAAGTGTTTTAAGGCGCCTTGTCCCCATGGAGGATCACAATAAAAGACATTCGCCGGCCGATCCATTAGATCGTCAATCCCGTCCATCAGGTCGCCATGCTTTAATCTGTGAGGTCCTATGAATACCATCTTTCGCCTTTCGCCTCTTTCCTGACCCTAAACGGTGCAAAAGTTCGTTCCCAATTCGCCATTTTGATGAATTCCCAATCGTTTGTGAGGATGCTCTGGACATGAACCTTGTAGATCAT